GACGTAGCCAGTGTAAATAGGACTGTGTGGATCCCCTTGATGCAAGGATACCCACATTGTGCTGCCTATCAAAGGTGGTCCAAAACTGCCCCCGGCTGCCGTTGCACCCCAACCGTCAAGTCCGTGCGGCAAGAACCACGGCAATTGTGTGTCACTCACATCGGTGTGCCATTCGCTCACACGAATGCGAAGTCGATGCAAGTGCAGCGGATCAGCGTTGTCGACCACTACGCCTATCAAGTCTTGAGTGGGTTGCTTGTTCATAAGTCTCGATTCGAAGGGTTCAAGTTTGTGTTGTGTCCATCACGCAACAAAGTAAATCGTTCATAGTAAACGGCTCTCATATCCACGTACACAGTTTTAGCACCCACGTAGTAACTGCCATCTACATCTTTTTCGCTGTTCACATCACTGGTATTAGTTGAATTCAAACCCACCAACTGAGTTATAACAGGGTCTAACAAATCAAGTCCAGTCACTTGATTTGTAACCAACTCCAATTTGCCTGAATTCAACGCAGCACTACGAGCATTTTGATACAAGGCTCGTTGGTAATTCAAGTGAGTGTTGCCAGCATCAACAGGTGATATTGTGGCCTTGCCTTTGTTTTTCAAGGTGCTACTCAAAGTGCTGTTGACATACATGTTGTCATTGGCGCGTGTTTTTGTTACTTCTTTATACACTTGGCTAGCAGATACAACACTGGAGCTCACTTGAGTATGTGCGTAGCCTTGAGTGTTATTGGCGTAGCCGCTTGTGCTACTGGGTTTGTAGCCCAAACAAGGCCAAATACGGTACTGCGGATCACCAAATAAGCCTGTTTGAAACATGCTGACGTTGCCTGCACCATAGTCAATTGCGTCCACATTCTTATAGGTCAACAACCTGTCCAGCCTCAGGCCGTATTGCATACAGCTTGTTGCATTCACATAGCCGGCCAAAGCACCTGCTTGGGCAAACTCACAGTAGCGTCGGTTCATAGGCAACCACACTTGAGCATCCGAAGTTGCGTCCACCGCCGCCGCAAGGCCGCATAAGTTGGCAATGTGCTTCAACAAGTCGCTGCTGGATCCTTCAAAAGGCTTTGTTGTGCGCGAAGTCCAATACTCAGGATGATCGGCATACATGCTTAGGATCACAGATTGCCCAGATTCCGAAGGTACGCTCTTGGGTCTAAAGGCGCGAAAGTTGTACAAAGATGATCTGGCGCTTGAAGTTCCTATACGCAGGACAATGGGCGTTCCGTCCGTTAAATTGATCAAGCGGTTGTTTATACCCAAAGGATCACTGATAACAATTTCACCCACAGGCACGTGAGTACGAAGTCTGCTGTGCAAGTTCAATCGGATCAGTGGCATGTTCTGCAACGGCAATTCCTGACCATCAACAAATATCTGTAGGAAAATGTTGTCAGTGATAAGGCTCACAAAGTCACCTGTTGTCCAATCTTGCTGTTGGGTGTAACAGCATATAAACTTTCAACGTCGGTTAATTCAGGAACTTTTATGTCCATGCCGGGAATCATACCTGCATACCAATCAACGATGCCGTTGTACATCAACAACACACGCCAGTAACGAACATGACCATAAATGGCAAAGCTCAACAACTCAGGGAAACCCACATGATGACTTTCCAACTGCAAGGTTTTAACGGTGGGCAAACCTCGTAGTTTGCGCACGTAAGAAGCAGCAAGCCAATCCGGCATCAAAGCAGATTGACCGTTGGGTAGTACAACGGTTGTTATGGGTACTGAATGAGATAACATAAATCACCTGTTTTGAAAGTAACCTTCAAAGTCCTGTGCACTGGGTGTCATATGTGTGCTGAATGTCACATTCACAGTAACACTCATAGGAACTCCGGAAGGATCCATAATGGTTTTGTAATTTTGATCTACACTTTTCACAACAACTGAGGGGAATCGCATGAAGTTGCCTAGCCACAATTGTATGCGATTGTTGTAAATGTCAGCTTGACCAAAGTTCTTCAAGGCACTACGACCTAGTTCCAACAAGCTGTTTTCCGAGGCACTGCTGAACTTGCTGGGGTCTTTGCTGGCTTGCAAGTCTTTGCCTGTGTTTTCCAATAGCTTTTTGCCTTGTTCGGCAATTTCATCAATGTTTTTCACCGTTGGCCCCGGCGCACTGAAGAAGTTCCAGCTGTTGATGGTGGGCAAACTCAATTTGATCAGGTCACGTATGGGTTTTTGCACATCGTTGTAGTTGCTTTCGGCAGTGAACACCAAAGGCAAAGTCAGGTCTAAGTTGCTTGAACCTGACCAAAACAAAGCGGTTAAACCCTGGGTTGTGAACTTTGTGCCCAACGCTTGACCCAGCAAGTTCATAGCGTTGTTGTTGGTGCCCTCAGCAAAAGGCGCTGACCACTCACTGCCTATGGCAAAGCTGAAGTCCTCAGGCAAAAACGCCTCCACAAACAAAGCTTCACGGTTCTTGCCCCGGCTGGCGTTGTCCGTGAATATAAACACTTTGTACGCAGTTTTGTCTTGTGGGTGTATGAAGTTGTTGCCTGACGCCGAACTCAGTATGCTATCGAACCCAGGCCCTTGGCTACGAGCTTCACTTTGCCGGAAGTCTCGAAAACTAGCCGGAGATAAAGTTTCTGGCATAATATCTTTCAAACAAGTTGGTTGACGTTGAGAATCAAAAGACCCTCATCGGATATGTAAGCAGGTACGGAATCCACGGTGTTTCCGGGGATAACTTGACTGCCACGGCTGTCTTTGGCAGGTGCAGCAGACGCTTGATGCACATTGGTTGTCAAGGTCTGCGGTGCAACTCTAGCCACCTGAGTTTCAACAGCTTGTACACGTGTTGCAGTTGGCTTTGTAGAGGGCACTCGGGCATCGGCAACTGGTGAGTTTTCAGTACGTTGTGTAGGCAACATAAAACTGCTCACAGGTTGATAACCAGCAACAGCATCCGGAGCCATGTTCAAAGCCACCCTTGACCCTGATGACGGTGCAGCAGTAGGTTTATCTACCATGGCCAGCGCATCAACTTTTTCCGTTGCATAGCGGTTTGTGGCCATGCCTCGGTACATCTTGGCCGTTGATGCGTCACCCTTGGACTCGGCCCTGTCAGCAAGTTTGTTTACCAGTTGTTGACGACCCTTGTAGATGCCTTCAATAATGGACTTATCAGAGGCTTGTGCACCACCTGCATCAACAATAGCCTTGGATATGATTTTGAAGGCACTTCCGTGATTGACACTTGTGCTCCACACAGCATCTTGTAGTCCGGTGCTTTTGCTTGCAATATCAACCCCCGTTACCTTCTTGATACGTGCCAACAAAGGTGCGTAGCTGGTGTTTTCAATGAACTTGTGATTGGCCTCAGCAAAGTCTTTACCGCCTGATTTAGCAAGTTGACGCCAAGCATCAGGGAACTTGCCTTTGGTAGAACCTGTGTTTGCAGGCCCTGCGGCGCGTAGTTTAGCGGCCCAGTCTGAATGTCCTGTTGACTCAAGGAAGGTCAAAAACTTGTCCATCATGCCGGTGTTGGACGCAATCTGATAGTTGCCGTAACTGGTTCCACCTGCCTTGTCATAACCTACAGCGGCAACACCTGCTGGACCTGATTCATATTTGGCACTCAAGGCTCCTAAACCTGCGGCAACGGCACCACCTGCGGCCTTGACTCCTGACGCCACACTTGAACCCACTTGTTCGGCACTTCCCGATATGCTTGCCCCGGCTTTGCCAGATGCTGATCGGATCACGCTACCCGCTTGTGCAACACTCTTAATGCCGGTTGCTTGTCCTACGGATTCAACGGCAGAACCTGCGGCAGAACCCACTGTAGTCACAGCCGAACCCACTCCGGAAACGGTTGATCGGGCCACATTGCCTGCTAGTGGGGCAACCACATCTGTTGCCTTTTGTACGGCTTGTTGACTGCTGGCGGCGGCTGTTGAAACCCCCTGTCTCACCGTGTCTGTGGTTGAGGTAACAACTTGCTTAACCTTGCTTTTGGCACCCTTGTAATCAAGACCCAAAAAGTCAGCGGCTTTTTGCAGTTTGTTGTCAATCCAATCAAGGGCCTTGCCGCCTATGTCTGTGATGGAAGTCAACAAGTCAGTTATTTTGCCTATGTAGTCAGCAACAAGCTTTTGAGCCACCCCCAACACCCCGTCTTGCGAGTATACACGGCTAATTTCACCCAAGTAAGCCTCAAGCTGTTGCTGACCACTTGTAATCAAATCGGTGACACCAGAAGCTGCTTGTGAAGCAATGCCATTCATGTAGGTGTTGATGCTTTGTAGGCCAAAGGTCACACCTGCAACCAAGTTTCGGGCTTTGCTTGCAGTGTATCCTAAAACACCTTGCTTAGCTATTTCAGAGCCTGTGTCCGAGAACCATCGTACAACGCTGTTGATACCAGCCATTAGGGACTCAATACTGTCAGTGACAGCGGCTCTGGCCCCTGTGTACAAGCCGCTGATGCTTACACCTATGTCGGAAATCCACTGTGCAGTTACTGTGAAAGCATGACCTAAATTTTCAATGCTTGTGTTCCAGGCTTTTCGTGCCCCGGAGCTGTCTAGAAACTCTGAAATTTCCTTGGAATAATCTGAAACAATTGCAACACCTGCACCCACAGCGGCACCTACGGCAGCACCCACAGCGGTGCCTACAACAGGCACAATGGAACCTATGCTTGCACCTAAAACAGCGCCAGATAAAGCTGATTGACCGTACTTACCGGCTCGGCTATCAAGTCCACCTTCGGTGAAGTCTTTGTGCGAGCCGTCTTCTTTTCTGTACTTGTTGCTTGACAAGGCTTTGGCACTATCGTACATGCCGTAGGCACCAGCTGCAATACCTGCCCCGGCCAGCACTTTGGGCAACAAAGTGAGTAATCCGCGAGGCAGGTTTTCTTCAAGCTTTGACAGCCAACCTTTGCCCTTGTCTTTATCCTTGTCCTTTTTCTTGTCTTTGGCTTTGTTCAAGTTCATCAAGCGAACAAGCCAGTTGTCTTGATGTTGCGCGGCCAACGCTGCGGCCCTAACTGCATCATCATCACGTAGTTTTTGCTTGTCACCTTGACGATCTAGTTCCACAACAACATCGTGGAACGCTGTGACCAAGGCCGTTGTTTGATCTTGAATTGCTGAGACAACACTGTTATCACCTGTAGGGGCAATAGGTTCTGAAGTGGTTGAAACAGATTCCGAAGTAGTTACAGGTCTATCCGTAGATGTAGTTTTTGCAACAAAGCGCCCCAGTGCATCCCTGGGTTTATTGACAACGGCAGGTGGTGCAATAGTGTCCTCAGAATCGACCCTGTCCAGCAGATGTGAATACTTAGTATTTGTTGGAACATCTACAGAAACAGGTTTACCCCTGGTCTTACGCTCTGTCCTATGTTCGTCATTATCTTCGGTAAAGCTAGAAAGCCAACGACCATCCGCACCGCGTTGTCGTATAGGTTGAACAATAGGTGTGGATATGTTGTCAAGAGTCTGGTCAGGTTGGAGTAACGTAGCGTCATTTACAGGAGATGTTGATGCATCAACAGTTGGGAGGTCAGTCGGTACTAACGTTGGATCAGCAGCAGCAACATCTAAACCTGCGGCACCTGCGGCCCAGCTATCTATTTGTGCTGCTTGCTTCTTGGCACGTGCATCATCCTTTGCATCTTTGTGTTTGCCCCATAAAGCACCTAGTTTGCTGGCTTGACCCTCAATATCAACAAGCTTGTCCATCATGCTCAACAACGGGGCAGCAGGGCCCAATAAGCCGAACAAAGCTGTTTTTAACCCAGCACCGGCAGTTCCTGAAAGCTTGTCAGCATTGTTTACAACCACATCCTCAAAGCTTTTGCCTAGATTCAGCGTCAAACGAGCATCGGCTTCCTGGCGTTCTTTGCGTTCAATGGCCAACTCACGTTGCTTGGCCCGAACCGTGTCGGTGTAGGTGCCCTTGCCGCCTGTAACATCGTTGTTGTCCAGGGTTTCAGACACTGCATGAAACTCAGCAAACCACTCTTTCATCTGCTTGCTAGTGACTTTATTACCCTTCAAAAGTCCAGCCATAGTTTCATCAAGATGTGTCAGAACTGCTTGAGCATCTTGCAATTCCTGGCTCAAGGGATGTTCCGCAGCCATGCTTGACAACACAGCCGTGTTGGCCTTTACCTCATCCTGATACTCACCTAGTCCATCTAAAATGGCTTGTACATCAGCAGATTGCGTGGAATCAGCAGGCTTGTCTGGGACTGATGTGCTGTCAGGGCCTTGATAACTCAAGCCTCGTTGCTCCATCCACAACCGCATGTTGAAGGTACTGCTACTCATATTGTTTCCTAGTGACGCCCACGCATTCGTTGGGCTGCTTCTTGTTGCTTGTTGCGTTCGCGTATGTCTTCTTGAACCGCATCATACATCCACACAAGTCGCAAAATAGTAGTTGAATCAGGCAACCACACATGATAGTGTGCGGCTACGCTGGCCCTCATATTTTCTAACCCCTTGTCATCATACAGAGGGAAAAAACGTGAATGGATCTACACGGAGAGTAAGGCTCCGTTTTGATCCACATCCTTTACAAACAACTGCAACTTGCTCACGCACCCCATGATCACTGATCTTGACCCAGCGTTCAAAGTCTTGAATGATATCAAGTCCGGGATTGGCTTGCGTGTACAGCAGCAAAGCATGACGGCGCTCGGCCAATGTGTTGCCGTGAACATGAGGATTCAACAAACCAGCATAGCGGTTGAAGCTCTTCAAGTCCACATCAAGGTCTTCTTCCTCCAACGCAAACACAACGTCACGAATCATTGGAGGGAACAGCTTGAGTCCGTACAAGTCTTCAAAGTCCATCATGAAAGCTTCACAAGCTTCCGACTGCATCAACACAACATCCATGCTTGAACGGGTCAACATGTGGATGTTGCGCAAGCTATCAGGTTCCTGTGGTGGTAACAAAGCAAGATCAGGTTCGGGCGTTGTATTCTTTGCATAATCAGCCGCATACTCCGGAGTAGTGCAATGCACATGATCAACATCATCACAAGTCCACTCAACTGTGTAAGGAGTGCGTTTGAAGTCATTGATACGGTGCCAGTACATCAAGAACTGAAAGTCACCCACAGTCAGATCAAAGGCTGGGTGATCTTGACATGCGCTCAAAGCATCCACTTGATGACGTAGATTCTCTTCGGTAACGGCTCGGCGTAGTTTGATGTGTTCAAGCAAGCCAAAAGGCCGCACACTCAAGCTGTCAAATGGGTAGAAGGCAAGGCCGCTGGGCATTTCCTTGCTGACGTTGAACATGTTGCTATCTAAACTGGATGCAGGGACTTCAACAGAAGCCAGCGGTTGAGCTGGTTGCGGAGGTGCCTCAACAGGGTTTCCCAAGCGACCTCCGTGTGTTGCAACAGTGGTGTTGGGTGCCTGATCAAAGATGGGTGTGACTTTCATACTATATACCTTGTGGTTTAAAAACAAAGAAAAATTGCATTGGTTAAAATACCTTGCAAACTAAAATTACCCGAATAACTTACCGATTGATTTTGTGATCTGTGTAGTAGCTGCTCCTAGAGCTTTGTTGGTCAAACGCAAAGGCAGTCCATTAACAAAGTCCTCAATTGAGCCGAACAGTGGATCAGGAGTTCCGTTTAGCCCAGTTCCGTTTGTAGCACTACGCAAGTTGATTTCCACGCTGTCAACACTGAAGTCAACTTGGTGCATGATACGAGCCGTGCCTTGTGAAGTCCAAGCAATTGTGGGAATCTTTGAAGGCCAACAGCCTTGATACACAAATTCACCTAAAATGATACCGGCCCCATCAGTGGGCCAAACTCGGATTGTGCGTTTGTACTGACTGGGGTAATTGCGTGTGCCGTCGGAATTGCGAATGCGATTCCGCCACCTTTGAAGATACTGTGTGGCGGTCATCAACCTGTCTTCGTAAAAGGTTATTGACAACGCGCCTATGTCTTCGGCACCCACGTAGTATTGTCGGGTGCCAGCTTTGAAAACACCTTCACTCACGGCAAAGTCAGCCATGCTTGCTTGTATTTCCTCAACGTAACTGGCATCAAGACCGTCAGGCATTTCAATTTGCCAATCAAGATTGATCAGCGGGTCAGGGCGGCTCAATCCTCTGGCAAGCCAACTGCCGGGTGCAACACCTGATCCAAACTGACCTTGAAACAGGGGTATGCCCAGCTTGTTTAAGGCTTTGCCTAAACCACTGTTGTTTGCTGCATTTTGGGCCGCATTAAAAACACCCGATTGAACTATGCCGCCTATCTTTGGTGCTGCGTTGTACAGGTTGTTGCCCAGCGCATTCAAACTCGCGGAACTCTGTGCCAGTATGTCGTCAAATGTACTCATGTTAATCCCTAGAAGGTGGTTTGAAAACAACAAGGCGAACTTGAGCTTTGGGGTACTCTTTCAAGTATTCGGCAAGGGAACGTTTGACCTGTGCCTTGTTTGTAGACCAACCTTGAACAAATCCTGTGGGTTGTGTGCTGTGTGCCTGATGCTGAATTGCCGCAATGGGCAATACGGGGCGATTGTGTGCCTTGCAGTAGTTCCAATGCTGGATCATGAGGGGCAAAGGTTCCGAAGCCTTTGAAGTTGCAGTGCTGGCATGTACTTGTTTTAGCATAGGAGTCAACCAGTGTTAAACAAAAAAGGCCCGACTAACCTAAAATTAGCGGGCCTGATGTTGGGTCAAAACCCGGACTTATAAAGGTTTGTAAGCTGGCTCAGTGACCACCACCGTTTTGCCGTTTTCAACACGTACTTGAACCAACTCTCGGTCTGCGGTAGTGAAGTTCACCTGACCTTTTGACTGCTTGGCATCTTTCTGTAGCCCAAGTGTTTGCAAAAGGGCAACCGTGTCTTTGACCGCCCTATTGCCTTCAAAGGCTGTAGGCACTTTGGATCCAGTTGTTGTATTGTCAGTACTGACCTTGAATCCGGATTTAGTCAGCAACGGGGCCAAAGTTTTAAGTATCTTTGCCACGCGAACAGCGGCAGTTTCATCCAACCGTGCTTGAATACGTTTTAAAGTTTTCATAATTAGGGTACCAGTTGTTGAGGAATGCAATTGACCTTGCGTTCCCATCTGTCTTTGGGCCAAATTCCGGCAGCACTCTTGATAGGATTCGGCAACCACTGCATGTTGTTGACCGAATCACATCCTCCGCAAGCCAGCGGAATAACGTGATCTTTTGCCCAATTAGGGCAGGCTCCTGTTTTGAGTCCTGTTGCTGGGCAAGGATGCTGCTTTTGAAACGCATACATCACATCTGCTCTACGACGGATAGTTCCATCCGCATTACGAACAGGTTCACCGCAGATACGGGCCTCTACTAATGGGTCCACAGCCGCAGTCACTTGTGTGGTCAACAACAGACCTATTAGTAGGAGGCGTTTCATTTCAAATTTTACCACGTTCTAAAGCATCTAGGAACAAACACATACTCAGAAGTTGGTCCGGCTAGGAGTCAATGTAAGCCGTGAATTTATCCAAGCTGGCTTCAAGAGTTTTCAATGTGTTCACAGATAGGTGTCGCCGACTTTTTCATCGAGGCGGCCTGTCTTCGATATAGGCAGCACCCCCATACCTGGGTACTTGCCTAGCTTGTCTGAGGTGAGGCTAATCATCCAGATGCTGCAACGGCGGTAATCGATGTCCAGGTTAAGTCCCTTAAGTTTCCAGCCTTTGTTATACGTCGCGCCCAGCGCTTTCAACTTACGTTGCAGCAGCTTGCGCACCTCAGGTGTATCTCGATCTGCGTACTTGAAACGCAGATGACCGAACAGGGTGAATGGGGCACCTAGTTGCTTGAACACCTTGATATTGGTCTTGAAGATCGCAAGCTTATCAAGCTTTTCCTGCGCGTAATCCGAATGGAATTTATCCGATCTTTCCTTCTCCGCTTGTGCGTCGTAAAGAGACATGAAGCTGAAGGTACAGCCGGATATGTACTTGGCAGGGTTACCAGGTTTCATCCTGCGGTAGACGAGATACCCAGTTACGTCTGCGAACACGAAAGGGATTAAGTTACTTGATCCCGACTCAGCAAACACAAACCCAACCTCAGTACACGATGGAATCAACTCCGACTTCTTTAGTGTAGTGCTGACAAGACCTATGCTTGTAGCATCAGTTGGGGAAGTGATCACTTCCCCAAGCTTACTCAATACAACGGCCATACGTTTCAAGGTGGCTACAGGGGCTGGGTTAGCCTTATCCGAAGCCTCTACAATTAGGCGGGCTTCAATACGTTCTAAAGTTTTCATAGTAATACTTATTTTGTGTGAGTCTAGCTTTGAAAAGCAGGGCGTAGCCTTTTCGACCCACCTTTAATTATTCACCTGATGCGTAGGCAAAGTAATCGTAACTGAACGTTGCACCTTGAATGATAGGGGCACTGGAGCTACCGTCAACAGCTTGATCATCCAGAGTCTGCGGGAAGAAACCGTACAGGGTGATGGTTTCAATAACAACTTGAGCCGCATCATAAACCAGCAAAGTTGCTTGAGTCGAATACTGAGTCTTGTAAGTGCCCGTGTTCTTTTTCAAGTCTTGTGCGTAGTTCATCCACTTGCGCAAGGCGATGTTCATCTTGAGGTCACGCACAACCAAAAACTGAGCAGTCAGAGTTTGTGTGTACAGGGGGCGGCCTTTGAAGTTGAGATCAACTCCATGCAAGGTTGTTTTCACCGGATCAAGACTTTGACCTGGGAGACTGTTTGTTTGACAAGTGATAGCCAAACTACGACCATCACCGCCTCCCGGAACGTTGGGAACGATCAGTTCAAACTGATACTGTGATACCGGATCAACAAGTCCGGACACTTCTTGTAAGCCAATTCGAGCCATAATTTACTCCTGGGTTAGGCGACGATTTCGAAGCCGATTTTCAAAACACCTGACAAAGCATTTGTGCCATGCGCATTGCTGACCACAATGTCAAAGCCACCAGCACCTCGATTGTCAACACTGACAACGGGAACACCGTTGGTTGTAAAGGCACCTGCATAATCAACAACATAAGCACGAATGTTGGAACCGGCAGCGGCAAAGCTGTTGGTCACGCGAAATGTCTGACTTGCAAAAGCTGCGGCACTTGCACTAAAAGTAGTGATAACACCACGGGCTGCATTCAGCGTTACTCCGGTGACAATGCTTGTGACCTGGGTCACTGCTGAAGTGGCCGTTGAGCCTTCGGTTCCGCTGATGCTGATGTAGCCAGCAGCTTGCGCTGCCAGCATTTCAGGCGTGAGTTGTGCAATGTTGGTTGCTGAACCTTGAGGCGCAAGCACAATGCCTGTGGTTCCGTAGGGAACGCTTACATCGTTGGATGTAATATTTTTTAAGGTATACATAAAGGTCTTTCAATAAGATTTGGTATAAACTAAGTTGCCGCAATCCCAAACCCGGTAGTATCCGTTGTTTGACATATTAGCTGCCTCAGTTAAATTAGCGTCAAACTCCGGTAACCAACTAGCAAGTTTGTGCTTTTGGGCTTTGTAACGTGATACTATATCAGAGCCATTTTCGCTTCCTTTGCTATAGAAGTAACCAGGTGAGCTACGGTGGACGAAGTTAAACCCTAGCTGTCGGTAAACATTGCCTTGACTATATCGTATGTCTGCGTAACTGACTAGACTTTGTTGCGGATGGTTTCGTTCGAAAGCTTTTAACAATCGGCTGGCGCCTCCTTGAACAGTTAATCCAGATACACTCGCAAATCTAAGTAATTCCCAACTGTGTTTTCGGTCAAATCGGCTGGGTCCGAAAGTCATAACCGCCGCAAGTTGCTTACGCTTCGTGCTGTATAGGGCCCAAGCTTCCGTGCAATTAACATGTCCTTGCAGATGGTACTGATTCAAAAACTGACGGGCTTGATGATTGTCAATCGCACGAAGTTCAAGGTTACGCGCACCCACCGTGTTGTTTAACCCAAGGCGACTGCGAATCAAGGCTAACACTTGTTGCCGTTTCGTTCTCAACTCGTAGTCCCACAAATGCAGCAACTGAATGCCTTGATCCCTACACTCTAAAGTTTTAGTTATGTGGTAATCTTTACCTTTGCCTGCACGTTCCGAATGCCAATAAACACCGTTGACCTCAATTGCCAGCTTTACATCAGGTAGGTACAGGTCAAGCGAATGCCTACCAGATAAAACACCTTTTGCACTTGGTACAACTTTTAGCCCCTTTCCTTCTAGAAAACTGATCAACCAAGTTTCAGCCTTGCTTTGTTGTGAACCAGCACCGCAATTATCACAACCGTGACCTGCCCAAATGCTGTACCACCGTGCTTGTTTAAGGCCGTGTTTTGGACAAACATACTGTGCATAGTCATATTGATTGCCAGTGTATTCAGTGTTTAGACTGAAATCATATTGATCACCGATGCCTTGCTTTGCCCAAGCAATAGCTTCAGCAAGTGTGGTACGGTGCTTGTTTCCTATATTATCCTTACCACATTCAGGACAACCATGCCCCTGTTTATGATCACTAGAGTTCTGTTTGAATGCACCGTGCTGGCTGCATACAATTACTACAGGATTGGCCCTACCTGAATACACAACATGTCTGTAATCGTATCTAGTTCCATGTACTGTTTTAAAAGCTGCAATAACATGCTCGGTTGTCTGTCTTCTACTGGGAGATTTGGCACTGCAATCAACACATCCTCCATGAACTGTATCTAAATGTCGGCCTGCTGTTATCTTAAACCAAGTATTATGTACCCGGCATCGGATGGTCAACAAATCGGTTCTAGAATTCAACACAAGGATTTTGGAGTAGTCAAATCTATCCGGATGTTTGGCACCTGCTTTAGTTATCCAGTCCGACAATGAAAGATACTTGCTTTCAAACGAACACTTGCTACACCCACTTCCCATAATGTGATTAGACGGACGCTGTTCAAAATACCCATGTACTGTACAACCTATAGATACATTGTGCTTTGTGTTTACATAAACTACTTTGCTATAGTCATAGCGTTTTCCGTGGACTGTGATAGCCTGAGCTATCCAGTCTTGTGTTTTCGTGTTCATAGTTCTCCTATAACAAAGATCACCCAGGTCTAGATCAATGATAGGAGCATCAATCAGGATGGCCGTCTTTTCGACCTGGGTTTTCTCAACCTAGTACTTTACAAGAAACAAAGAATTTACTATGCTAGCTGGATGCTATTGGCTGCCCGCTAATGATACCGCCTCTTTGAAGTCCATGCCAGAACGTGTTACCACCATTTGAAGTTTAATACGTGCTACGGGAAGCGTAGGCTCCAAATATACATCTATGTTCAAGGTGCCTTGTCCAACAGAACTCGGGCCGTTATTGGAACTATCGGCCACAACTGAGAACTTATTAAGACCCCGACGTTGCTGAATAGTTGTAAGGTACTCGCTGACCATACCTACAATTTGACGACGCACGAAGTCATCATTAGGTTCCCACAGCTTAAACAACAGGGCACGACCCACCGCAGTTTCAATCACATTCAACATGCGACGCACCGGGATAAAGCTGAGAGCACTGGAGTTTGTTTGCAGTGTGTAAGCTTCCATCACGGCGTAACCTTGTGCCGGGAACTGACGCACGTAGTTGATTTGGCTTGCTTGAAGCAAATCACGTTCACCTTGTGTGTACACGTTGCGAACACCCAACACACTCAGGGCACCGCGGGATAAACCTGCGGGTGCGTACCAAGGTTCAGCAACACGATCAGTACGCGCATAGATTGCAGCGATGTGACCAGCAGGCGGCACATAGATAGTTACACCATTGTAGTTGTCTTGCACCAACAAGTCCGGCGTGTAAATGGCCGAGTAATTGCTATTGAGACCCAACGTCTGACGATAGCTCATTGCAGCAGGTGCAGTTTGCTGATCACTTGGCATATCAAGGATAGCAATTGCATCTTGACGGGCAGCAGCAATGTTGTCGATTGCCACGTGAACAGTCGATGCGGAGTAGCCACCGTTGATCAAGATGTTGACAGAACATTCGGTTGGGTCACGGAACAGTTCCCAACCCAAGTTGATTTGACTGTTGGTTACAGCGGAACCATCCGCAGCACCAGTGAGTGAAGTTTTTGCGACGCTTGTGACAAATGCCGAGTTCGTGAAACCATCTGCACGGTTCTGAACTTGGATATATCGGCTGAAAGGATTGATACGTCCTTCAAGTTCCATCTGCGTACCGAAACCGTCAACCTTGGCCTTGAGTGTACACAAGTAACTTTCAACAGGCTTGCTGGCGCTGACTTCGGTGTCATACACATTGACATAAAACTCATCGGTGCCAGTGTAGGCAACCGGGGCCGTTGCACCTGCTGGAGTCACAGCACCCGTGTCTACAAAGGTAGGAGTTGTAGTTGTACCAAGATACAACTTGCTACCGGCAGTGCGACCGTAGATGCGATATTGAGTTGCACCTACAACAGCACCCCAAACAAGGGTGATTGAGTTTGTGGTACCTGATGCAACAACAACTGTACCACCTGTGCCGCTGATGGTTTCACCTGAGGCATTCACCGCAGTCACATCATAAGCATAGCTGTCAGCAGCAAGTGTGCCTCCGCTTGCACTGTTGGTTGCGGTAACAACACCAACGGGCAGCATGTTTTTGCTTTCAATTTCAACTTGAATAGTTGAAGCATAAGCACCGGGGCCAATTGCATAAAAGGCAGCAAGGTTTTCCTCACTAGCCAAAGTTGAACCGTTGATAACAGCGGCCAAATCCATTGTGCTAGGTGTTGCATTTGCTGCAACAAACAATCCACTAGCCGAAGCAGTTTTCTTTTGAAAAACTGCGGTGCCGTAAGTTGCACCTGAACCCACAACACGAACGCCCCACAAGGCACTTGCTTCAGTGAGGAATTGAACTGCTTGGTGATGAGCATAACTCACAGCAGAATTGGGTTTACCGAAAGTGTCGATCCACTGTTTGGTATTTGTGATAAATGTACGCTTGTTCACAGGGCCGCGTTTGGATGCAAAAACAATTGCACCAATGCTACTGCTGAGGGCAGGGATTACGTCACTGAGGTCGGTTTCGACCACATATACACCTGATGAAGTACTAATTGCCATGGTTAACTCCTAATTGATTGAAAAGTGGTTGCATAATAAATCCTTGTATTGATTACGCATCTAAACCACGATATAAGTTTAATACCTATCGGGTTTAGCCGTTCTGCTGCTTACGCTCTTTACCTTCTTTGCCTGTGGTTTCATTTGAAGTTGAATGAGCAGCCGCAACTTTCTCAACCACCGGAACTACTTCAGGCTCTGCCACAACAACGGGCGCCGCAGGTGAATCATCTGTAACAACAACCGAAGCAGGTAGCTGACCTACAACACATAGATTTGCACCAAGTGTTGCGTGACTACGTGGAAGCAGTTGAATACTATCTTCTACACCCGACGAATCAACCAAACGTACAACAACAGGATATGCTCCGAAGTTACGTAATTTTTGAACCATTTAGTTCTCCTAAATTTGGACTAATGTTAAGTCATTTGCCACAAGACTTGTGTTGCGCACACTCAAGCTGGCAATTTCGGTACTCAAGACCAACAAATTTGTTATGTTAGTTGTGAAAGTTCCTCCAGCTGATGCTAGTACAACAGTGATTTCAAGTGGTGAGCTACATCTTAAAACAGTAACCGTATTGTTCGGTAGCAAAGTTAGTGATTCAGCGCTTGGCATACTTGCACTTAATGCAATTACTTTTTCCGAGTATGACCCAGTTGCAGATTCAAAAGCATCACGATTACTAGTTAAATTACGACGCGATATACCTTCAGCAATATACAAACGCAAGTCTACCAACAAGCTACGTATGATTCCAGTTGTACTCACAAAACCTCCTAATTGGTCTATTGATTTGGTTGTGTTGTGACAACCACATTCAGATTTTGAATGTTTGTAACTTGATGTTCCAGTACTGAACTTAGAGGCTCACTCACATAAGCATTCACCTTGAGGCGAGTTGTTGTTTCATACCAATCAGTTTGTTCAATGCTGGAATCCTTTTCAGGAATTGCAACATTATCATCAACCTCCACCCTAACATCAATAGGCTGGCTGTCATAAGCGCTTGTAAAGCTTAAGTGTCCTTGCACTGCGTTGTTGCGTATACACAAGCTTGCGAAGTCCATCATTGACCAAAAATCAGGTGTTATGTGAATGAATTCAAAATCAAACGTAGTTGGTACAAATTTATGTACTCTCAATTGCTCTGATGAACCACCTTGTTGTAGTCTACCGCTGTACAAAGGACGGCGTTGCAAAGCCACTCGGTTATAGCTTTCTCGGTTGGCAGTTATAGAGCGCAAGAACAACAACAGAATTGGATACTTCAAAGTGTCGGCAGCAACACCCGTGTTGTTCAACCCACCTGCTGTTTTATTCAAAAAGCTCACAAGTCGCAAGCGATTGCCGTGGCTTATGAACCTAGGTTCGGTGCCATACACTTCTTTTATCTTGCGTTCTAATCCGGCAAATACAGTGCGTTCGAAGTTCATACAAAAAAGGCCCCGGCCCAGGCTAGGGACAGGGCCTCAATTGGTTAATGAAATTACTTACGAGCCTTGGCTTTTGCAGCAACTTTAGACTTTGCCGAAGCGGTGATTTTAGCCAGAGCCGCACGATTGTGACGAGCACGAGCCAACCGGCTTTCAACGACTTCGGTGTCATCAAGATCCATGTCGCTGGCGCTAGATTCATCTTCGTCGTCGGCAGTGCCTTCGATTTCCAAATCGTCCTCAGCATCATCTTCATCCAAGTCCAGTTCCTCATCATCACCTGCTTTGACAGATTTGCGACGACCACCGGCTTTGACAGATTTGCGACGACCCAGGGATGCAAGTACTGAACTAAGGCTTTCTTCCTCAGTATAGTCATCATCCTCTTCAGGTTCTTGGTTCACAGCATCAACCAGGTCAATTGCATCGTCGAAACTGTCGTCTTCTCCAGCTTGAGCGATGTACTTGGCACACAGTTGATGCTTGCCTTCTTTCTGAGCCAGCACAGCGGCCAGCATAAGATCGAGGGACTTGTTGTATGTTTTTGCTTTGGGCATGATTGTTCCTTTGGGTTATGTAGTATAACGAGTTCTAGTGTCGAACTGCTTTTTGATAGTCTTGAGTAAGTCACGTCTTGGTAATTTGGCTTTATATTCTTCAGGCGTTATAGCTATGAAGCCACGCACACCTATTTCAGTGTTTGACATAATTCACCTTAAATGAATTTGACTTACTCAAGACTATCAAGATGGTTAGCTTCGTGTTTAAGGCACTAAGCAAAGGTGATCAAGCCTCTGTCCCATCCGTCAAGCAAATTTTCTACTAGATTAACCCATCAAATCCTGCGACCGTATGCACAGGCCCTGGCGTTCACTAAGGCAATCGAAACGCTTTCGCTCAGGAACCAGCCCTTGCCCGGAATGCCTTCAGTTGCACCGTCGATAGGCTGGCTGTCAATGCCGCCGCGATCAGTATACTGACCCAGGTTCTCAGCCTTGCCCAGCACAAAGTGTTCGCCTTTCGACAGAACCTTATGTTGAGGATGGCGATAACCGTCGGAATAAATGTCCATGCCCAAGATGCGACCCAGCAGACCTGTGTTCAGCAACTCAAACTTACTAACAGGGTCAATGATCTGTTGGAAGCCGCTGTTGCCCACAATGTCTTGCCAAATGTCATTTGCAATCCACCAGGCAGTTGCCGGGATGTTGAAGCGGGTGACATTGTTACGCATCACGCTCAGAGTTGTAGGATCAAGAGAACCCACGGTTTGAGTTTGATTGTTTTCGATGCCCACCGTTGATTTGGCCAGGTTGTACATCACGCGATCTTCACCGACCATGATGCCTTCCAGCGACTCAACATACTTTTCATCAAGCACATCTGACACGGACTGATCCAACAGACGTTTCTCAATGAAAGGACGAGCGCTGATGGTGAACTCAGGCGGGTAGATCACGTTGTCGCGAACCAGCTGCGTTTGAATACGTGAAGGCGAAGAGGCGATCTTGGCCGTGACGTTTTTCATACGCATCCACACTTGCGGGTGCTGACCTTGGCTCAGTTCCTGACGCAACAGGAAACGGCGCATGAAGCCTTCACGGTTTCCGGCCTGATACAGGTCATCACCCATGAGTTCACCAAGTTCTTGGTGTGCTTCAGCACTGTTGAAAGCCGCAGTCACGAACTCACGACGCAGGCCAGCTTGTTCACGCTTGAGGGCAACAGCATCCGAATCAACGCCTTGAGTGCCAGCAACTTCAAGCAGCTTGGCGATGTTTTGCATCAGCTCCACTTTGCTACCGGCATTCATTTCACCGTTGTTGCCAATTGCACGTTCACCGCGAGTGCCAAACCGAAGTTCCGATGCCACAACAGGCGTAGAGAACTTTGTACCCTTGAAAGGATTGTGTTTCATTTATTTACTCCGTTACTCTGTTGAGTTAGATCGAGAAGTAGAGGCCCAGGAAAGGGCTATCCACGCTCGGAAGACTAGTGACATGGGCGGGCACCGAAACGCCCGAACCGCCAATTGTGAACAGTCCACCGCTGCTGAGTTTGATCGGCGTAGTGCCCGAAACAGTGCCCCAGTTAACAGTTGTGTCAAATTCGGTTGTCATAATGTCACCCTTGGTGATAACACCAACTGTGCCGATAGACAGCGAAGCTGCACCGCCAGGAGGAACGTCACCTTGAATGGTACGAGCCTGAACAGTTGTAGGTGCGTAGCGATAAGCAACGCGAATAGCAGCACCGGCTTGAGCAACGTTGAAGGTAAGCACAGCGCCAGAGACACTGTATTCCATCGCAGTAGTTGCAGGGTTGCCAGCAGCAAGATCAGTACCGGCAACAGCCAACTCAACAAGCAGTGTGCCGCCCGTCGGGGTGTGAGCCAACGTCACGGTGTAAGTGCTGGTTGAAGGAACGGTGATTTCCTCAACCGCAGGCAGACTCAACAGAGTCAGTTGCTGGCTGAGAGAAACACCGACGAATTGATCGGTAGCTGCACCTGTTGCCAGTTTGACACCGCCATTGGCTGCATCATTGACAAGAGCCGCGCCTTCTGCCGTTACGGTCGAGCCGGTGGCAACAGGACGCTCGGTGCTATCCATAATTTTCGACTGTGCGAAATTAAGCATGAGTATCTCCAGTTACATTAAAAAAGTTTTCGACCAGCCAACGTTGATTTCAACGGTGCGGCAGAGGTTAGGACACTAGCTACAGATTTGGTACGCATACCTTGGCCACGCAAGCGGGCTGTAACATCCATTGAATCAGCATCATCTTCGTCATCTGTATCTTCCGTTGCAACGGCCATGTAATTAGATGCTTCCACTTGCTGAGCCAATTCATTACGAACCGCCAAACTAAGCGTTCGGAGTTCGTCAGCTTTTGATGTAACGGTCTGCAAAAAACTACGACCATCACGAGCAAAAACTCGGTCAATCAATTGCTCAGGCTTGTTTACACCAGCAGCAGATAATTCTTCAAACAATCCAGACTTCAAAGCATTTGCCGTTTGACGCCAAAATCCTTTGTTGATTCCAGCCAAAGCAATTGCCAAGCATTGCGTGTAGTCTTCACGCATATCTTTAACTGAAGCTTCAACAGCAGCCGTTTTCGTTGCCAACATTTTGTCAATGCGAGCTTGTGCAATAGGCTTCAGAGCAACCGGGATCACCAACGGCTCAAATTTGAAGGTAGCAAAAGCAGCTTTACGACCTTTGTCCCGAACGGTGTGCTTCACAGCACGAATCCAACCGGGGGAACCGTAAGAAGCACCGACTTTGGATCTGGAAGCAGTTGCAACAGGAACACCGTTGACAAGAGCCAAGCATGAGTCTGTAGTTGTTTCCACAACGTCAAATTCATCATTAGGCTGTTCTTCGAAAGTGCTGTCCAAGTTCACTTCAACAACGTCGTCTTCGGTGATTTCATCACCTGAAGTAACAGTGTTGTTGGCATCAACATCAGGTTGAGGCTTAGGGGCATCTTGGGCCGAGTTGTTATCAACCGCATCCGGATCAGGAACCGAAGTGTCCACACCGTTGTTTTGGTCGTCAACACCCGCAGCAACATCATCAGTGCCCAAAGGGTCAACTGTCGGCAATTCGGCGGTATCTTCGTCAGCCGCATCATCTGGGAGTACGTAAGGCAGGTCTGCACCACACTGAACGCAATGAGCGTATCCATCTAGGGCTGCAACAACGCTGTCCCTCATGATGTTGTGGGTGCCACACACGGCGCAAGTGATAGCGGTGAGTTGTTCATCGTCATCAAGTACATCAGGTGCGTCGCTGTCTTGTTCCAGGTCTTCAACATCTTCAGAGCCACAAGTGATGCAAAACGGCTTGGTTCCTGCAATCGCGCCGAATCGCGTGGAGCAATCCGAGCAATGAAAGCTTGAAAGCTCCAAAGTTTTGTCAACACTGAGTTCTGCCGATGCAACTACGCTGGCAAGTACCCCTGATGCTACGCTGGCGTTCACTGCCGCAGCAACAACCGCGTGTGCAGAGTTTTTACGCATAGGTTATCTCCATCAGGTTAAAGGAAAAGCACTGTCAAGAACCTGGTTAAAGGGTTAGTTACTACCCATCAGGCTCAAAACAGCACACGATTTTGTAATCGTGAGTTAAAACTACTCATTACAAACAAAAAGTTCGTGTTAGAAATCCTCAACAAGGCCATGGGGAAAGTCTATACTGGCTAGTATCAAGGTGTCTAAAAGGGTAAAGTTAGGTCACGATGCTGGGTTTAGACAAAACTTGACAATATAATAATGTGATGTAAACTCTAGTTTACGCAAAGTTATTTATTAAATAACCTTCAAAAAAAGGATCACTATGTCAGACGTTCTAGGTACAGCAACTGAGTTACCCAGCATCAAACAAATGGTAGCAGCTATGAAATGGTGGAATAATTTCGGTACTGATATCAAGGATCAATACCGAAAAGAGTACCCAAATCAGTTCGGATCAGCTATAGATATAACGAGATTCTGGGTAAAACACTTTCCTATCACTTCAAAGGAGTTAACTTGATACAAGTCACAAATAATCGCATTCGCGGAAATGAGCCACCTTTCGATCCTGTTATTCACAGTTACAGTGCTGATAAGGTTCTGGAAAATTTTATCATGTTTGAGATTGCCTATGGTGGGAGAATCACATCAGTTGACCTAACCCGTGTAGATTGTGTAACCCGTGTTATGGGGTGCCTAGATACAACAACTTATCAAGGCTCTGTTGAGGAAATGGCCTTAGTGGTCGAAGCTGCTGTTACGAGCCTTGAGTGTTCAATGCTCAGTAAAGAGAATACTTACCCAGACACTGTAATTGATATTGTTAGGCAGGTGACTCAGGGTGTCCCACTTCTGGTCAAGTTAGGTGCAGATATGATCATAGGTAGTTCTTTGGCCAAGAAGGTTCTAATCGTGATGATTGGTTCAGAAGAACATGTTCCAGCACTTATGAAACTGCGTATCTATGATCTGTTTGCTGTTATGATGTTAGTTCGTCGTAATGGTATTAGTATCAAGGATGCGGTGTCGCTTGCCCTTTAACCAACTTCAAATATTATGAATACTCAACAAACTACTAAATGGCAACCTGAACACTTTCCTAACGGAACAGTGTTTGAGCTTAATGATAACCTATGGCTTAGGGATCAAGGTAAGCCTTGTACCCACTACACTGTAACGGGCATTGTTCGCAATGGCATCCGCAGCTACGTGTTGAAAACAGGTGTAATGCAGGAGCATGGTCTTGAGGAGGCTTATAATCTTGATCATGTCAAGAGAATCATTCTGAGAGGCACGGGTCAGGTGTTAATAAATCAAGGTGGGTACGGATTTTCTAAAGAAAATTATAATAACGACGACGTGAAATTTTCCAGCATCAGTCAACCGTATGGATGTTTTGTACCTCGCAAAGGGTACTATAACACTATATCAGTCCGAAGTGTACTCTTTTGGGAAGTTACAAAGTTGGCTAAACCTTCTATGTACTTAGATTGGGAGCTATTAACCTGTGCTGTTATATCCAATACCTGGTTCAAGTCCATTCTCGCGGATGGATTGATGCGCATTTCGGTGGTCAACAAGCGGCGTCTACGTAAATTCCTCAAGGCTAATCTCAATCGGTTCTTATGTCCGTTGGCACCTGCAATCAAGGAATATGAAAAGGATATGGAAAGGGAATATTCTCGTGATCTGTAGTATTGCCAACATGCGACATTGATGCGGAGCTTACCAACAAGGTTTAATGATATTAAACATCACCATAAGTGTAGATAGTGCCATAGAAGCTCTATATGCGCTAAAGTGTTCAACTCTATAAACAATTTCTCCAGTAATCGTGATTAATAACACATTAACTGCGGTGAGTTGCCTTAACACTGTACCCAGTTTTGTTTTAGTTTGACCTATTAACATTCCATGTTACAATCAAAGTTCCGAAATTTTTAACTAGTAATCAACTCCTTAGAAAGGCTAAACCGTGAACTTGACACTTGATCCACAGAAGATTGACATATCAACTCCACAGAACATGGATGCTGCGTTGCTGTATATCAGTCAAATGATGACCGCGTTGGAAAAACTGAAGCGTGAACTCACGCAAACTAGTGCTGGAATCAGCATTCTCAGTGCGTCAAATCAGTACCTAGCTGGACTTGTTACAACGGAAGAATTATGCTCGTTTGTAACAATGCAAGCCGCAAAGGTGTTGGAAAATCCTCTTCAAGTTGGTGACTTAGACCTTATTACAGGACTCCGATACACAAAAGATGAGGACGGTGCTACACCAGAATTCAACACTCAAGATTATGACTAATTCAAATTTTGCTGGTTTACAACGAGTCGCCAACACAAACCATAAATACATCAACTGCGGTGGTTGCGTTGTTGTTATGCCCAGTGTTGCTCAAAGTATCTACCACATAACTGAAAACAAATCGTTGACGGTTTTGAACAAGGTCAAGGCTTTGACAGCCTTGTACTTTGAGGGTGGGGTCGGTAGCCGTAGCCTAAAAGACACAGCACGTATTATGTTGGCAATTGAAATTGTTGCAACAACCATTGTAAAGGGCTAATTATGCATAGTAAAATACCAGGTGTAGAATTTGCAATAGTTGCTGCTTCCTGTTCTGCTGTTTACATAACAGACAATAACTGGTGGTGGGTGTTACTAGTTTTGCTTATATTCCGTAGTATGTCCAAAGGAGGGATTCCATGAAAGTCATATCTTCAAAAGATTTGAGTCCAACACAAACTGAAATATTGCGGGTTGCTATTCAATTGGCCAAACACATAAACAGCAACAAACTAGCAACATTACGGAAGTCGTTGCTATGCATGTGGCCACACAAAAATCACGATGTTGATAACGCATTACAAGTGTGGGAAAAACACGAAGATGCCCACAATGAAGCTCTCATTGAGGCTCAAAAACTCAAGAAACCAAAACGTTTAAAGGAAAAAGTATGACTAACTATGACAAGTTGATACAACCCACCTCATACCGTGGGTTCAAATCAATTGTTGAAGATGTTGACTTGATGAGGCAAGCCATGTATATTCGTGAATGGCTTGTTTCTATCTCTACTGAAATTCCCCGGCTCAATGAGAGTCCGAATCCGTTTTACGGGGCAACGTTGGATGGTCTTGCGTTGATTCAATACTACGGGGGGCCATCTGCTATTGCAACTCCTTACGGTAGTTGGGCGTGTACCGGAGGCGGCATAGGCAACGACGAATGGTTTGCAATTGCCTGTGACAGGCTCGGCTTAATTGAAGTAATGGCCGAAAGCCAAACGCACAACGGATGTTACGGACCAATACATGCCATTACAAAGGGTCTTGAGGGCAATCTCGTACAGCCTTGCAATTGGAAGCTTGTATCCTACGGTGGTGTTGGCATAGTTTCAAAAAATGTGTTTGAAACTGCTTATTTTGAGGATGTTGTGGCTCAGGCTAACAAAAACATCCAAATGTCACCGGATGATACTGTTGACATGTACAACCTGCAAAAACACATTTGGAACACTCAAATGAAACCGGCTTTGGCTTTCAAAGAGTGGAACGACAAGTAACCTATGAAATCCTATTATGAACACTGAAAAATTAACCAATTCTTTTTATTGCATCCAACGTTGCTCGGAACGTGAAAAGTCCGTGATAAGCACACGTAAAGGCGTTGACTTGATTTTGAGTTTTGATTACATGGGTTCGGCTGAATTTGAATTTGGTGCATTACCTACAACATTCAAACTTTTTCGAGAACTCGCCTCAAAAAATGATTTGGTATTGAACAAGACTTCGGAGTTAAAAACCTTTGCAAACAAACCATTTTGGTACATCATACCGAAGGCCTGGACACCTAATGATTTTGAAAAGCAACTGGTTGATTTGACGCTTGACAGGGTTCGTACAAAAGAGTCAACATACCTTGACGCTTGGGTAAAACAAACGCGCTCAAGCAGTGAGGATGGTCTCAAATATCGCAGAAGCATAACAACTTGGGTAGCAATTGTGCAAAAGTACCAAGCCGATCAACAGGAAGGCAAACAACCTGCATTATGGGGCGTCAACGAGGGAACTGTACGAAAAGTGTGGGCGGAAGTACACCGAAAACCCTTGTTCAGTATTTAGTATATTGTCAATCTTGACACCCATACGAAATCTGTTATAATCAAGATGCCGCAATTCGGCATACTTTATCAACCTTTCGAAAGATTCTTAATGGCACACATTCACTGGACACTTAAAGAACAAACCTTATTGGCTGAAGCTTGTGCAGGTTTATTGAAGTCACAGGTGGCCAAAACAAATTTGCAAGCCTTGCGTATAGCCGAGGAACTTTTGCCTGAGGATCGTCGTCGCAACATCACAACAATGTCGTTGGTGCCTTGGCTACAGGATTCATTGGCTTTAAGGAAAAGTCGGGAGCAAGCTGCATCTGAAAAGATAGAAGTGGCAAACAACAGGAACATAACGGAAATTCCAGTGGATGAACTTGTGCAACGCATCATTGCCGGAATAACACCTCACCTGGAAAAGATTGTTACTGAAAAGTTATCAAGTGCAAAAATTCAAAGCGCTATGGACAGTGCAATGAATTCATATCTCAAAGAGCTTACTGGTGGCATGAATGCGATAGGCAAAAAAGCAGCAGTTGAAGCTTCACGCCACGAGCGCAAGAAAATTGTGCTTGTAAATTTACTTGCCTCTCAATATGAGGAAGTCAAATCTGAGTATCACGAATTGTTTGATTTGATTCTGTGGTGCGACAAGGATGATAGCTATACGTCTTTACGTACTCACGCATCAAATGCGTACAGAATATTTGGCATGACTGATTTCATGAGACACTCAGTGGACAAGTTTTTAGCTACACATGCAAAAGAGCGCTATGTCCGATTTACTGGCGGTGTCTCAACACTTAAAAAATTAATAGAGTATGAATACTGTGAACTCTAAATTGGCACTTGTGCGTAAGGTTGGCTTTGCATGTAAATGGCAGGAACCTGATGGTTCTCAAGTTCTTGAACACAACACGCGAAGCACGACCGTTACTAAACTACTGAGTTTGAAACCTGCTGGTCGGTGTACGTATCTGCATGATCTGGTTCAACACAATACTACAGTGACTCGTTGGCACCTTGAGCAATTGGCCGCACAACCTACGTATCTTAGAATGATGCGGCTGAGTAGCGACATGCTGCCGTTGTTTACCCACGAAGCCGCGCAACCTTACTACGCAAGTGACGAATTTAAAAACGCTTTTCTAAAACGCTTTGCTTGGCTGGGCACATTTGCAAGATCAAGCAACATACGCTTGAGCTTTCACCCTGGTCAGTATACTACATTGGTGTCGGTCAAAGATATGTTGCCTAGTCAACGAGGTATTGCAGAGTTTGAATATCATGCACGTGTTGCAGAGTTCATGGGCTACACAGATTGGCACAAAAACGGGTTTGCAATAAATATTCACATGGGTGGCCGTGATGTTGATGCAAAAACCTTTGTCAAGGTGATCAAAAGTCTGAGTCACACCGCCCGTAACAACATAACAATTGAAAATGATGAATTTAGCTGGCACACCCCGCGCGTGTTGGAAGCCGTGAGTAAAGTGTGCCCTATTGTGCTTGATGTACATCATCATTGGATAAATTCAGGAGCATTCATTGAGCCTGATGATGCACTGGTAGCTCAAGTGTGTGATAGTTGGAGAGGCACTAGACCTAAGCTACACTTGGCACTAAGCCGACAAGAATTGTTCAAGAAACCTGCTATGCGTAAGTTGCCTGACTTGTCAAAGCTATTGGCATCAGGATATACAAAGGTTGATCTGCGTAGTCATAGCGATGATATGTGGCACCCGGCTACATTGGACTACGTAAACAATTTCGTTGATATGTTTGATGTTATGGTGGAATGCAAAACGAAAAATCGTGGGCAACAGCATGTAGCCCGTTACTTGAATCTTAAGGATAAAAATGAAAACTGATTTCCAACGAGGTTTAGATGCAGCAGCTACGTATTTGCTTGGCACAGCATCCGATTTTGAAGAGGGTATTGACCGTATCAATAGGATTCGAAGTCGAACCACCTTTGACATGTGCCAGCTTACTGAATTGACGGCAAAGGCAGCTTTGCTTAAAGGTCAGGCTGGGCACATAATGTTGTTGAAGGACAACAAGGGGGCAATGCCATGAAAGATGTATTACGATTCAATCTTAGTTTGGTCGAGGCAGCACAATCTCAACTGAGGGCTTTGCATTACAAGGTTAGAATTGATAGTGGTATTTACAAAACAAGGCAAGTGTATCACGGTGGATTGCCAGAGCACGGCGGTGTTCTGTATACAGAAACTGAATTGTTACACGACGAAATTGGCACAATGAACAGGCACATACAATTGGCTCAAGATCATATAGAGTACGCTAAAACCATATTGCGCGAACTGGCACACAGCAACCAAGTGCAACTTAGGATTGCAGAAAAGGCAAACCTGAGAAAAGTGTTTGAACAAGCACTGGAAGCTCTACGTAGTAGTGCTGGGCCAGATGAAATCCATAATGCGCGAGAGGCAATTCAAAGAGCTTTGATCTTGCTACCAGTTGAACGCGCAGACACACAGTCAAAGTACGTTGAGGATGCGTTGATAGGGCTAGACGGTATCAAAAAGAAAAAGATTGAAAGTGCCCAAGTCAAAGCCTTATCTAAACGATTACGTGTGTGCTTGTTGGACAAGTATGACATTAATGAGGCGGCTGACATTTTGGAGTCTCTTGTTGAAGAGCGTGATGTCCAGGATGAAAACACTCTACAGGTACCACAATCAAGTGAAACACATGAGCCAGAGACTTGGAAAGTTGAATTTCGGGCTTTGGAACATGATTTGATTCAAGAATGTGAACGTGCAATGGAGCAGCGTGATGTCTACTTAAAGACTGGGGTATCAACAGCAGCAAACGGTGGATCCCATGATACTTGTTTTGGACACATCTTACAAAAACACTTTAGGCAAGAAGTCGAACCCGTCGGACATATATACACAATTGATGGCGTTCAACATTGTACTTTAGAGAAAGAACTTCAAGATGGTCCTTTGTATAATACTAGTGATGCTGCAAAAAACCGACAACTTTACTACCTACCATCGGAGGTAGATGAACTGTTGCAAAAGCGTGAGGCTGAGATTGAAAGTCTAAACGCTAGTGGCGATGAACTACGGAGAGCATGTGCCGAGATTATAGGTTGCGACGTTGGAACGTGGCCTGATCATGGAAATGCACCACTTGCAATAGCTGCATCACTTGCTGTCCAAGTCGGACATATCGCAACCATGCGCAAGGTGTTGTTGATTGCGCTGGAGGCTTTGGAGAACAGCAGCGACTTGGTATTCAAGGATGTGAAGAAATCACATTTGCGTAGCCTAGCTATCACCGCAATACAGGGAGTAATTGAATGACTATTTACTCCATAGGGAAAGTTGATCCAGAAGCACTTGTACTTCTGGTCAAAGAGTGTGACGAACTCAAGATAGAGCTTACCCGCGTCACAATCGCCAGCAATGAGTGGGAGTCAATGTACCGCGAAGTTTGTGCCAAAGCTGATGCCGAGCTTGAGCATCTGAAATCTCAGCAGCCTTGCGGGAATGTTGACGACGACATGATGTTTCATGACGCCGTTGGCTATTGTGTAATGCCAGGCACTCAACTCTACATCGCAGCGGGGGCCCAGCCATTGCAGCAGACTCTGACCGAGGATCAAATCAAGACGGAGTTTGGTAAGTTGTACCCAAATGACATAGGTATTTTGGAGCTTGCTGAAAACAACCATGACTTTGCCTTAGAAGCAATTGGAGCGCGTCATCATTGGGCAGCCTTCCTAGCAGGTGCCCGTGCAATAGAAGCCAAGCTTCACAGGAAGCGATTTAACAAATCTTAAAGGGGTAAGCTTATGAAACGTTGTAAGAATGTACTGGCATGGACAGACTACCCAATAATTGAATTAGGTGATGTGAGTGGGCTCAAAGCTCCTATAAGGCATTTGCATATTCTAGCCTACGATGGTGATAAATATGCTACTGTTGAAGTGGTAGGTACTAAAGTCATCACGAACATAAAGGCAGGGTATCTATATAAAAAGCCTGGACGGTATGGTAGTGTCAAAATCATCAACAGACGCAAATTAGAACGAATGATTAATAAGGATGTTCAATCATGAAAGATCAAGCTTTGACTTTGGCACTACAAGTGCTGGAGACATATATAAATGCAATAACATTACTGGAATCAACTAAAAGTAAAAAGTCCCAGCATGAAGCACACTCTATATTGTTTAAAAATATGAAGATGGCAATTATGTCAGCTTCTGTGATTAGAGAAGTTTTGGCAATAAAAACTGATGATGTTACCGAGGCTCAAACATCTAGTGTTGAACTATCTGATCCGGAAGTTGAATTGATGGCTGTGAAGCATGAAGACTTCGGTTTTGGTTTAGTTGACAATCACGGTATTTCAACTCACGGCTTTTCACCGGAAGGGTTAAAGGCGTTTGTGCAAGAAATTTTATATAAAGCTCAGACGAAAGACTTGTGTTGGTGTGATCTAAACAAACTAGGTGAGCCGGGTGTTTCATGTGGTGACTGCCCTACAAGGGATTATAAACGTATTAATGGTAATACTCACGATTCCGGCACATTGCCCAAATTTGAACACTGGGTAGATAGCGTTTTTGGCAGTGAATTCAAAAACACTGAAACTCTTACTTATTTCCGCATGAGCGCAGCTTGGGATAACGCACAACAGCAATTGGCAATTCAGTTTTATGAGTTACGAAAGAGTCTAAACATTTCCAGAGAGTATGGAAAGAAAACACTTGAGTTGGCGTTGATGTGGCGACGAAGGTGGAAAGAATTAGAGGAGGAGATAGCCATCCTTAAGGAAGGAGAGCCTATTGGGCATATAGACACGATTGCAGGTAAGTAGCACCATTACCTAGAGAAAAAACACTGAATAAGTTCACAGAAGACCAATGGTGAGTAAAAACTTGAGGAGGGTCTTAAAAATGGCACACACGATCAAAAGAGAGCCTTGGCTGCGGTACACAATTTACTCAAACAACTTAATACGAAGGAATCACCATGAGACTTACAGCACTTGATTTGGAAACCCTAGACACTGATATTAACAACTCAATCATTTATGATGTTGCGGTTGTGAGTGTGGATGTTGAATTCATAGGCAAGAAATGTATCCCCGAAATTACTAACCCCAACGTTGTGACTTTCAGGTTCAACATGTTGGAGCAAATGCGATTTGGCCGCACAGCCAGTGCTGACACGATCAACTTTCATATCAACAGGATGAAGTCTGGAGAATCGGATATTGAAAAGTTTGAAGAGTTTCACTTGAAACTTAATGACCAGCAACTGGCATCCGAAGTAATGGCCGTTAAGGGTTTATCACTGATACGCGAAGCCTGTAAATCGGCTGACGAGATTTGGATCAACGGTCTGAGTTTTGATTGTAGCTTGCTGGCTTCTTTGAAAAAGCAAAGTGGTTATGAATTGGATTTATGGAAATATATAAAAGAGCGTGATGTACGTTCTATAAACAGAAGCATTCCAACATTGAGTCAAAAGACAACTGTTATGCATGAAGCCTTTGACGATGCTCAGTGGAATCTGCAAGTGGCTATCGCATATCATAAGTTGATCCAACAGCATAAACTGTCGTTGGAACTTCCTATGTTTAATATAGATCAAACTGTTGATGGCACATGGGTCATTACTAAATGATGAAAAATGGAGAGCAAAAATGGCATAAATTACCAAGTCGTGCCTTGATTGGCCGTGTAGTAATTTCTATAATGATATTGTTTTTACTTGGGTATTATTTGGCAAAATATACAAGCTAGTAAATCAACGGTCTTTTAATTAACCAACCTCGAAAGATATAGTATGAAACTCCTAAAAGTATGTATGACCACGCTGTTAATCAGTGTTGCTGGATCAACCTTGGCCAGCGATCCGCTGCCTTGCAATGACGCCAAGATCACAAACATTGTGATGGGAATTTTGGACAACAATTACAACGAATCAATCAAAACTTCTGGCGTCAAGACTACAGAACTTGTGGAGTTGACCACAAGTATGGCACAAGTCACGGGATTCAATAAGCCTCTACGCAAACGCTCTTGTCAATTGTTGTTGAATGTCACACCATTACCCGCAAAGGTAAACAGCACCTGGTCATACATCAAATATGCCATTGATCATTCTGTTGCATCTGGCGTACCTGACATGATCATGCCACGTTACTACCCAGAAGTATATTCATTGTTTGCTTTGGAAGAAAGTGTAAGTTCCAATTATTTGAAACCTAAAGATTTCCATATCAACTACAACATCCAAATAAAGGAAGGATCAAGTTCAGATTTCATTGTTAGTGCTGCACTAGATGGACCTTACGGAATGCTAAAGCTGATGGCAGCTGGGGAAAAGTTCCATCGCAACGGCGGTAAATAAAATCAATTGAAAAGGAAATGAGTCATGTCATTATTAGACGAAATTCGCTTGGCCCAACGTGATGCTGGGGAAGCTGCGGTGACTGCAAATCTTGAGCGACCGGGTTTAGTAACAAGCCCAAAGTCTGGGCGTATATCAAGTCGGGATGACGATAGCGCTAGGCAAGAGCGTATCCGAAAGCTGAAACAAAATCCCAAGATTGTTTGGACTGATGTTTTCAACACTTTCTTTGTCAATGCAAATTTTAAACTATTGCACAAAGAGGATTTTGTGAATGCCAGCGAAATTCAGCAACTCTGTGAATTTGTGGCCGACGAGTTAAATTCTTAATTTCTTAATTTCTTAATTTTAAGAAAATTGCAATTTTCTAGATTCCAGATTCTTTCACTTTTCAGATTTAGCAAATTTAGCAAATTTAACACTTTCTAGAAATTTGAAATTACCAAAAATTTGGCTTAAAATTTGGGTAAAATATTTCCAAATTTTCGAGAAATTTTAGCCATATATAATAGCAAATTTGCCCTAAAAATAGGGT